AATAAATGGCACTGACAACCTACACCGAGCTAAAGACTTCAATTGCGGATTGGCTGAATCGTTCAGATTTGACAGCCACTATTCCCGACTTTATCTCTCTGGCTGAGGCGCAGATTGAGCGCACGCTGCGCACCCGTCAAATGCTGACCAGGACAACCTTGACTATTGACGGCGAGTTTGAGTCAACGCAATCTGACTTCTTAGAGACTCGGGCGCTGAAGTTAACCAGCACCAATCCAGTGACCCCATTGTCTTTTATGACGATGGATGCGCTGGACGAGGAAGCAACAAAATTCACGGCCAGCGGCAGGCCCAAATTCTTTGGCGTGGTCGGCACTCAATTTCGTTTTGTCCCAACGCCAGATGCAAGCTATACGGCAGAGATCGTTTACTTTGCAAAGCTGGAGAAGTTGTCTGCAAGCGTGGCGACTAATTTTCTTTTGACATCAAGCCCCGACATTTATCTGTACGGCTCACTGTTGCAGGCCGCACCATACCTGCAAGATGATGCGCGGATACAGACCTGGGCGACTCTTTACGAGCGTGGATTGAATGACTTGCAGGTGGCCGATGATCGTGGCTCGACTTCTGGCGGCAGTCTGTTGACCCGCGCAAAAACTTTTGGCTAAGGATTAAAAATGGCAGATACCACCACCACAAACCTATTGCTGACCAAGCCCGAAGTTGGCGCAAGTGCCAACACTTGGGGCGGCAAGGTCAACACAAACCTGGACACAATTGATGCCCTGTTTGATGCTGGCCCATTGCTGAAGGTGACAAAGGGTGGTACAGGTGTTGGTACAAGTACAGGCACTGGCAACAATGTGCTGTCAACCAGCCCCACACTGGTGACGCCAGCTTTGGGAACACCTTCAGCGGCTGTGCTGACCAATGCCACGGGTCTGCCGATTTCGACAGGTGTAAGCGGCCTTGGTGCTGGTGTGGCTACTTTCTTGGCTACGCCATCTAGCGCGAACTTGTCTGCCGCTGTGACGGATGAAACAGGCACTGGCGCTTTGGTTTTTACCAATTCACCGACCTTGGTGACGCCAGCGCTGGGTACACCATCAGCGGCTGTTCTGACCAATGCCACAGGGCTGCCATTGGCCACTGGCGTTACTGGCATCCTGCCGGTGGCAAATGGCGGTACAGGGGCGGCTACGGGCATCCCCTTGGGTAGTGCCGTTACGGGGACGCTGGCAGTAGCTAACGGCGGCACTGGACAGACCAGCTACACCGATGGGCAGCTACTGATTGGCAACAGCACCGGCAATACGCTGACCAAGGCGTCATTGACTGCCGGCTCTGGCGTAACCATCACTCCAGGTGCTGGGTCTATAAATATTGCGTTTACCGGCCCAGGCTCTGGCTCTGTGACCAGCGTGGATGTGTCGGGCGGCACAACTGGACTGACCACAAGCGGCGGCCCCGTTACAAGTTCCGGCACTGTGACTCTTGCAGGAACTTTAAATGTAGCCAATGGCGGCACAGGCGCAACGAGCTTGACTGCCAACAATGTCATTTTGGGCAATGGCACTTCTGCTGTGCAAGTAGTGGCTCCTAGCACTGCTGGCAATGTTTTGACAAGCAACGGCACGACTTGGCAATCGACAACCCCTGCTGCTGGATTTAGCACATCGGCAAACAACACATTTACCGGCACTCAGACCTTTTCAGGCACATCATCAGCCAAAGCCATTGTCCTGAACGATGCCGCTGAAGTTGCAACAGTCTCAGCCACAGCAGCCACTGGCACGATTGCTTACGACATCACCACTCAGTCGGTGCTGTACTACACCAGCAACGCCAGCGCGAACTGGACAGTCAACTTCCGCGGCTCAAGCGGTACATCACTGAACACGCTGATGGCTACGGGTGAGTCAATGACAGTTGCTTTCCTTGTAACGCAAGGCGCTACAGCCTACTACAACAGCGCTGTGCAGGTCGATGGCACTACATCGGGTGTCACTACTCGCTGGCTTGGTGGTGCGCCTACAGCGGGGAATGCCAGTGGCATTGACAGTTACCGCTACCTGATCATTAAGACAGGCAGCGCGACCTTCACAGTCTTGGCAAGCAACACACAATTCAAGGCTTAACCCATGCCATTACAAGCAACTTCTGGTGCGGCAAGTTATGACGGCTTTGGTGGCGGTGTGGCTGCTGTGCCTAACTACATTGAGGAAGTGTTCTCAACTTATCTGTACACGGGTAACGGCGCTACACAGACCATTACCAACGGGATTGATCTGGCGGGTAAGGGTGGGTTGGTTTGGTCTAAAGACAGAACTTCAGCCTATAACAACGCCCTTTCAGACACGGTGCGAGGAATTACTTTTCGGCTAATAAGTGATCTTACCCTTCAACAAGTTACTGGTGGTTTGGATTCAGTTAACTCAACGGGGTATGTTACAGGCAGTAGTATATATTCAAATAACGCTGGAGATAACTACGTCTCATGGACATTCCGCAAGCAGCCCAAGTTTTTTGATGTTGTGACGTATACGGGGACGGGTTCTAATACAACAATTGCCCACTCACTAGGTTCTGTTCCCGCTTGCATTATGGTCAAGCGTACAGATACAACAGGCGCATGGCAGGTTTATCATCGAAGTCTTGCAAACACTGAATACCTTGTTTTAAACACAACAGCGGCTAAAGCAACAGGCGCAACCAGATGGAACTCAACTACACCAACAAGTACAGTTTTTAGCGTAGGCACTGATGCTACTGTTAACGCATCTGGTGGCACATACGTAGCCTACCTATTCGCCCATGACGCAGGAGGCTTTGGCCTGACGGGTACGGACAATGTAATTAGCTGTGGGTCGTTTACTACTGATGGTAGTGGCCTTGCAACAGTCAGCTTGGGATACGAACCGCAGTGGGTTTTAATTAAAAGAACTAATGGCGCGGACAATTGGTATCTTAACGACAATATGCGCGGCATGGCGGTTTCAGGAAATCAGCCAAATCTATCACCAAATTTATCAGACGCAGAGTCTGCTGGTGGATATAACACATATCCAAACGCTACAGGTTTTACCGCCTCTGTGGGCATTGCATCCGCTGCCCATATTTACATAGCCATACGCCGTGGCCCGATGAAAGTGCCTACTACGGGTACGAGTGTGTTTGCGCCTGTGACAAGAGCTGGAACTGGCGCGGCTGTTACGGTTACTGGAGCTGCTTTTCCACCTGATTTTCTGTTCAATATTGACAGATTTGGAACAGGCCCAGCAGCAAGATACAACTATGACCGATTGCGGGGCGCAGGACAAACGGATTTAAGAACAAATAGCACTGCTGCTGAAGGTTCTGCTGGGGCTATCGGCGTTTCTTCCTTTAATATGAACGGATTTTCTATACCTACTTCAGGAGTAAGTTTTTTAAATGACGGTGCGGCTTCTTACATCAACTACTTTTTTGGCCGCGCCCCCAGCTTCTTTGATGAGGTTTGCTATACGGGGACGGGGGTTGCAAGGACTGTAACTCATAACTTGACGGTAGTGCCTGAGTTAATGATTGTAAAAAACCGATCTGCTGCTGACACATGGGCTGTCTATGCTGCTCCTCTTGGCGCTACTAAATATCTTGATTTGACTTCCACAGCAGGAGAAGCAACTAGCAGTTCTTTGTGGTCAGATACAACTCCAACATCATCTGTGTTTACTGTAGATGTAGGTTTCAGGGTAAATAGAAGTGGAAGCAATTTAGTAGCCTATCTTTTTGCCACTTGCGCTGGTGTTTCCAAAGTAGGCAGCTACACAGGTACAGGGGCCACACAGACCATCAACTGCGGTTTTGCTGCTGGTGCGAGGTTCGTCCTCATCAAGCGCACTGACAGCACTGGTGATTGGTATGTGTGGGACACAGCTAGAGGTATTGTTTCAGGTAATGACAGCTATCTTTTATTGAATTCAACTGCTGCCGAGGTAACAAGCACAGATTACATTGATACCTATTCTGCTGGTTTTGAAATAAGTAGCACAGCCCCTGCTGCAATAAATGCTAATGGTGGTTCGTTCATCTTTTTTGCGGTGGCCTGATATGACTAAAGACAAGTTCAAACAAGGCTACACACGCAGCAAATCGGATGCTAAACGCCGAGGCATTCAGTTTGAATTCACATTTGATGAATGGAAAACTTGGTGGCTTGAAACTGGAAAATGGGACAAGCGTGGACGCAAGGCTGGATGTTTTCAAATGTGCCGTACTAATGATGTGGGGCCATACAACCTTACCAACGTGTATTGCGACACCATTGAGGCAAATAGCCGCCTACCCCATGCTGGCGCTACTCGCCCAACGGAATGGTCTGCAAGGATTGGGGCTTCTTTGAGAGGTAGGCCAAAAACTAAAGAGCATTCCAAGGCTTTGGCTTTGGCAATGCTTGGTAAACAATACAGCACACCCGCTGGTGTTTTTCAAACTTCAGCAAAATGTGAACAAGCAACTGGTGTTAAACGAGCAACAGTTATGTGGCGATGCAAGAACAATTACCAAGGCCACTGGTCTTACGCATAAGGAAAACAAAATGCAAATCAGAATCAAAACATCCGGCGCAGTAATGTACGAGGCAGAGTTTCGTGCATACACAAAAGCAAGCGGTGGCCCATCATGGGAGACAACAACAACTGAGGTGCTAGAAGCCTTGGGTGCTGATGTAGTATTTGAGGGCGCACAAGCCTCTGGTGGCACTGTCTATCAATACTCGCAAGCCGCTGGTGTTGAGCAAGTTGACGGCAAGTGGTACACCAAGTATGTGCTTGGCCCTGTCTTTACAGACGGCGAAACAACAGCGGCAGAGCAAGAGGCTGCTTACAAAGCTGCCAAGGACGCTGAACAGGCTGCATCTGTTCGCGCCAGCCGCGATGCCAAGCTGTCAGAAACCGATTGGCGCTATCGCCGTGACCAGACAACGACACCCGAGTGGGACGCATACTGCCAAGCCCTGCGTGATGTGCCAGCACAGGAAGGATTCCCGTGGACAATTACTTGGCCAGTCGCACCATGACCGAAGACATAACCCATCGTGAAATCTACGACAGGCTGATCGCTGTCGAGGGCAAGGTCGATGCCCTGACAGAAAGCACCAAGGATGTCACCTCTGCATTCAATGCAGCCCAGGGCGCATTCAGGGTGCTGGAGACACTGAGCAAGCTGGCAAAGCCCCTGCTGTGGCTGGGCGGCCTGTTTGCGGCCAGTGCGGCCTTCTGGGATCACTTTAAGGGGCGGTGATGATTGACCCGTTCACAGCACTTGCGGCAATCAGCACTGCCGTAAAGCTGGTAAAAACTGCTGCCCAGACAGTCAAGGATGTTGAAAGCCTTGGCCCTGTTCTGGGCAAGTTTTTTTCTGCCAAGGCAGACGCGATAAAAGTTGTCCAGCAGTCTAAGACCAAGGGGTTTAAAGGCTCTTCAATGGGCAAGGCCATTGAATTGGAACTTGCCATCGAGCAGGCCAGGGCATTTGAAGAAGAGATCAAGATGCTCTTTTTTCAATCAAACAAAATGGATGTGTGGCAAAAAATCGTAGCCCGTGCAGCCAGCCTAGACATAGAGGCCGCGCATGATGCTCGGCGTGAGCGCGAGGCAGCAGCAAGACAAAAGAAAGAGATGGACGATTTCATTGAGATTGTTTTGCTGGGTCTGGTGTTTTTCTGCATGATCGGTGTGATTGCCTATTTTTCGTTTGAGATCATTGACCAGTGCGCTGGCAAGTGTAGTTTTTAGAAAGGTGAACATGTTTCCTCTTACAGCCCTACTTGAAGTCGGCGGCAAGCTGATTGACAAACTGATCCCCGATCCAGAGGCCAAGGCCAAGGCACAGCTTGATTTAGCCAGGATGGCGCAAGATGGCGAGTTGGCAAAGATGGCAAATGAGACGGACTTGTACAAGACTGAGCAAGCCGGAGTTTCTGAGCGCTGGGATGCCGACATGGCATCGGACTCATGGCTATCCAAAAACATCAGGCCAATGGCCTTAGTTGCTATCTTTGTTGGCTATTTTGTTTTTGCCATGATGTCGGCTTTTGGATACAACGCCCAGGCGTCTTATGTTGAACTGCTGGGCCAGTGGGGCATGCTGGTCATGTCAGCGTATTTTGGGGGCCGCACATTGGAAAAGATCATGGAAATGAGAGCTAAGAAATGAAAGAGAACTTTGACCAATGCTTGGCCGCTGTACTGCACCATGAGGGCGGGTATGTTAACCATCCCAAAGACCCTGGTGGCATGACCAACCTTGGCGTGACCAAACGGGTCTGGGAGGAATGGGTGGGGCATGAGGTGGATGAAAAGGCAATGCGTGCCTTAACACCCGCTGATGTCGGCCCTATGTACCGCAAAAAGTATTGGGACAAGGTTTGCGGCGACAATCTACCCACTGGCGTGGATATGGCGGTATTTGATTTGGCTGTGAACTCCGGCCCAAGGCGTGCAGCCAAGATGCTGCAAAAAGTATTGGGCGTGCCAGAAGATGGCATGATCGGGCCAAAAACGCTGGAGAAGGTCGCAAGCATGGATGTCGGAAATCTTGTCGAGGACTACAACGCCAAGCGCTTGAGTTTCTTGCAGGCTTTACCGACATGGGAAACATTTGGCAAGGGCTGGGGCCGGCGGGTTGCCGAGGTATCCAAGGACGCTGAAAAGATGATGGCCTGAAATAAAGCGGTCACAAGGCCGCATTATGATCCGCAGGTTCGATAGCAACAAGGGCGACCATGAGAAACCCAGTTAAGAACATACCCAGCGCCGAACAGGTGCTGCTTTTCGATCAGCACATGGCCCAATGGCAAGAAGAATTGTCGCTGGGCGATTGGCGCATTGAGCGCGGCTCAAAGCCTGCCAAGGGTGCAATGGCATCAGTCGAATTTAACCAGCCAGCGCGGCTGGCGACTTACAGAATCGGTGACTTTGGCGCTGAAAAGATTACGCCACAAACCTTAAAAAAGACAGCGCTGCATGAGTGCTTGCATGTCTTGATGCACGATTTAATTGAAACCGCAACAGACAGAGGCTCATCAGCAGAGCAAATTGAGGCCGCCGAACACCGAGTAATTAATGTGCTTGAGCGCATTCTGACAAAGGAATGATATGCCAGCACCAAAAGTTACTGACGCTGAGTTTATTGAGCTTTGGAAAACACTAGGCTCTGCTACCAAAATTTGTAAATTAATTGATATTGATGTATCAGCCGTTCACCAGCGAAGAAGGAATATTGAGAAAAAGTACAAAATTCAATTGGTGGCCGAGGACAAAAGCCGAGGTGGCCGATATTCCCACTTGCAGACCGACCATAATCACGCAGCGCGTCAGGGTTTGGGTATTGAAAACGGCACAGTCATTGTGTTCAGTGACGCTCACTTTTGGCCTGGCATCCGCACCACGGCTTTCAAGGGATTGCTTTGGGCGATCAGGGAGTTCAAGCCCAAGGCAGTCATCAATAACGGTGATGCGTTTGATGGCGCTTCTATCAGCCGGTTTCCCCGTATCGGATGGGATACAAAGCCCAGCATTATCCAAGAACTTAAAGCCTGTGAAGCCAGCCTTGGAGAGATCGAGGAAGACGCTGGACGGGCTAAGTTGATATGGACGCTGGGTAACCATGACAGTCGCTTTGAAAACCGTCTTGCCGCAAATGCCCATGAATTTGAAGGTGTCAAAGGTTTTTCCCTTAGAGATCACTTCCCAGCTTGGACATCTTGCTGGGCCTGTTGGCCGACTGAGGATGTGGTTGTAAAGCACAGGTACAAGGGTGGCATCCATGCTACGCACAATAACACTGTCGGCAGTGGCAAAACCATTGTCACCGGCCACTTGCACAGCCTCAAAGTGACGCCATACGCCGACTACAACGGCAACCGATTTGGGGTTGACACCGGCACACTGGCCGACCCCAGCGGCCCTCAATTTGTTGATTATCTGGAAGACAACCCCACCAACTGGCGCAGCGGCTTTGCAATCCTGACCTTCTTCAACGGTCAACTACTTTGGCCCGAGCTTGTCCACGACTTTGGCAATGGCTGCATAGAGTTTCGTGGCGAAGTGATTGATGTCTCAGGCTTATGAGTGGCTGGCTGATCATTCTGGTAACAGTCATTTACGCCGGCATTGCCGTAGAGCAGCTATTTAAAGGAAACATCCCGATGGGGGTGGTCTATGCTGGATATGCTTTTGCCAATATCGGGCTGTACTTGGCTGTTTGACGGGCTGGCAAAGTCAGCATTGGCATGACAAAAGTGGAATAATCATGCTATGGCCAACAAGAAGCAACAATTAGAAGTCCCGTCAATCCCCAGCTTGGGGTTTGCGCCAGAGGCGTATGAACGCCGTTATTTTGGGGAAATCAATGGCGCATTGAACGGCTACTTTAGAAACCTGATCAGCACGCTGAGTGCGCTGTTCGGGATCAGGGGCGGCAAGTTCTTGAACAATCCGCATGGGGCTTTTCAAGACTCAACCGACCAGGTGGCGGCCAACACCACAACAGCTTATGCCGTCACATTTAATACGACAGACTTCAGCAACGGAGTGACGATTGCCAGTGGCTCTAGGATCACTGTGGCCGACAGTGGGATCTGGAACTTGCAGTTTTCCATTCAATTTACAAATACGACCAACGCATCTCAGGATGTGGATGTTTGGTTTCGGGTTAATGGCACAAATTCAGCAAACTCAAACAGCCGGTTTGGCTTTGCGCCACGAAAGGGTGTTGGCGACCCGTACCACACCATTGCAGCCATTAATTATTTTTTGACACTAAATGCAAATGACTATGTTGAAATCATGTGGAGGCCAACCGATGTCGGCGTTACGATTGAGCATTACGCTGCCGGAACAAGTCCAACGCGACCAGCAGTGCCATCGGCCATTGCGACAATTAGCTTTGTGTCCAACCTACCGACAATCTGATTATGTACATACCCATCAAACTACCTCCAGGCGTCTACCGCAACGGGACTGAATACCAATCCGCTGGCCGGTGGCACGATGCCAACCTAGTACGCTGGTACGAAAACACGCTCCGTCCCGTCAACGGCTGGAGGGCTAAGTCGGCATCAACTGTGACCGGCGCTTGCAGGTCGATCATCACTTGGCGGGACAATTCGGCCAATTCCTACATCGGCCTTGGAACTCACTCCAAGCTCTTTGCAATGGATATTTTGGGGGTCTTGAAGGACATCACACCAACCGGATTTTCAACTGGCTATATTGACAGCACATCCACCACTGGCTACGGCAAAAACCTTTACGGCAGTTTTGCCTACGGCGTGCCACGGCCCGACACCGGAACGGCAAATGTGGCTACGACTTGGAGTCTTGACACTTGGGGCGAATATTTGGTGGGTTGCTCTGACCACGACGGCAAGATTTACGAGTGGCAGCTTGGCTTTACAACGCCGACACTGGCGGCGCCGATTACCAACGCACCAACCAGCAACAAGGCTATTCTTGTGACTGCCGAGCGATTCCTGTTTGCCCTTGGCGCTGGTGGAAACCCTCGCAAAGTCCAGTGGTGCGACCAAGAGAACAATACCCTCTGGACGCCAGCAACAGACAACTTGGCCGGTGACTATGAATTGACAAGCTCCGGCACACTGATGGCCGGCAAGAGGGTCAAGGGCATCAACCTGCTGTTTACCGATGTTGATGTACATACAGCGCAATATGTGGGTGCGCCATTTGTCTACGGCTTTGAGAAGGCTGGCTCTGGGTGCGGATTGATTTCTGCCCAAGCAGTGGCCGCTATTGATACGGCGGCGATCTGGATGAGCAAATCTGGCTTTTGGATTTATGACGGCTACGCCAAGCCGCTGCCCTGCGATGTCAGTGATTTTGTTTTCAACAATATCAACCTAGACCAGCGTGCTAAGGTGCATGCCGTTCACAACAGCAAGTTTGGCGAGATTTGGTGGTTCTACCCCAGCAACGCAGGCATTGAGAACGACTCTTATGTGACCTACAACTACCGCGAAGGCCATTGGAGCATTGGTTTATTGTCTCGGTTAGCAGGCACTGACGCTGGCGTTTTCACCTTGCCATTGATGGTTGATTCTGCCGGAGAGGTGAACGAGCATGAAGTGGGTTTTGACTACGATGGCGCGACACTCTTTGCTGAGTCTGGGCCAATACAGATTGGCAATGGCGACAATGTGATGAGTATCCGTGAGGTGATACCGGATGAGCAGACCTTGGGCGAGGCTGTAGTTTCGTTTAAGACCAGGCTCTACCCAACGGGTACGGAGTCCACATTCGGGCCATACACGGCAGCAAACCCCACTTCTGTGAGGTTTTCTGGCCGGCAGGTCAACATGAGGGTGACGGGTGCGGAGTTGGCGGATTGGCGCATCGGGGTGATGCGGCTGGATGCGGTGGCGGGTGGGAAGCGGTGAGTGACCAAGAGCATTTGGAAAGATTGCGCCAGCATGTTGAGGCTGCTTTAGAATACTCTGGAGGCACACATAATTTTGACGATGTTGCTGAGATGGTTCGGGATAACAGGCTGCAACTGTGGCCGGCCCAAAACTCAGTGGTATTGACAGAGATCATTGTCTATCCGCGACTCAAGAATTTGCATTACTTCTTGGCTGGTGGCGACCTAGATGAACTCTCAAGGATGCGAACAATGATCGAGTCCTGGGGCAAGTCAATAGGCTGCACCAGAGTGACTTTGGCAGGCCGCAAGGGCTGGGCAAAGACATTTTTAAAAGATGAGGGCTACAGCCCACAGTGGTCTGTACTAGCAAAGGAGTTGTGACATGGCGACAATGGAAGAGTTATATCAGCAGTATCTTTTGACCCAGCCTGGTATCGGCGGCTCACAAAATCGATACAGGGAACTGATGTCGCAGATGCGGCCATTTGCCAACCCCTACCCTGCTGCAACTGGTTTGCTTGCTGGTGGTACTGCTACCCCAGCAGTGCCTAAAGTCCCGACCAAGACCAATCCTATGGGCACTTATGGTGGTGGCGGCCCTGGTTTAAGTGCAGGTGCTGGCATGACAAACTCCACATGGGACAGCATGACCGATGCCCAGAAGGCTTCGTATTATGCAGACAACCCAACGATGGCCGGCATAACTCAATTTGGTCAAAGCCTTTTTGGAAATACATCACTTGGCAAATTGCAAGGACTTTTTGCCCCTGGCTTTGTGGCTGACCAAGGATTGATCGCAATGGGTGTTGATCCACAGGCTTATCAGGCTGCGAAAGAGACTTTTCGGCAAAGCGAAATTAACGCTATGAATCGAGCAGCGGAAGCGGAGGCGGCAGCAGCAGCACAAGCCGCCGCACAGGCCCAAGCAGAACAAGATACGGCAGCGGCAAATGTGTCATCACCAACAGCGGTTTCGATGACCAGCATGCAAGACGCTTTGAATCGAGACGAAGCGGCAGCAATCGCCGCCAGAGAAGCAGCCCGAGCCAGTTTTGTTCCTGGTCTTCTTGCTCAATTTGCAGCGCAAATTGAGGCCCAGCAAGCGGCTAATTCGGCGGCGCAAGCGGCTCAAACCAGTTACGAGTCCGGCATCGGCAATCCTGGCGAAAGCATTGGCTTTACCAGTTCAGAATCAGGCATCGGCAATCCTGGTGAGTTTAGTTATACAAGTTCTGAGTCCGGCATTGGCAACCCTGGCGAAAGCTATGGCGGTGGCTATGACTCAGGTGGATACGGCACTGGCGATTCCTCTGGCTTTGGCGGTGGTACAGACAGCGGCAGCGATGGATGGGCTAAGGGCGGCAAGGTCACCAAAGACAGGCTCAAAGGCCCAGACCCTAAAGGCCCAGATGAGGGCTATGGCGCACTGCTGGGCGGTGAGTTTGTCATTCAAAAATCAGCGGTCAAAAAGTACGGCGAGGGGCTGCTGTCCATGATCAACGATGGCAAGATTCCTGCCAAAAAAATGAAATCTTTACTCGGATAAGGGGCTAAAAATGTCTAAAGGCGGCAGCACAACTTCATCGACCTCAATCGATCCTGACATCAAACGGGCATTCCTTTCAAATGTGGCGCAGGCTCAAGGCGTGGCCGGCGCATTGCCTGTCCAGCAGTTTGCAGGCTACAACCCGCTGTATACGGCTGGCGAAGAGCAGCTTGTCAACACCGGCCTCGGCGGCCCAGGCATCAGTAGCACCGACTACGCGGCCCAGATGGCCGCACTCAGTGGCACATACCAGCCTGCCGAGTTGCAGGCGGCTCAAGCCAACCTCGGCATGAGTGGCCCTGGCTCAATTGCCAGCTACATGAATCCGTACACCAGCATGGTGCGCCAGAACGCTCTGGAGGACTTGGAGTCTTCAAGACGCATGGCTATCGGGCAGACGGGTGAGCGTGCCATGCAAGCCCGTGCATTCGGTGGTTCGCGCCAAGGTGTTGCAGAGGCTTTGACCAACCAAGCCTTTGCCAAGCAGGCCGGCACTCTTGGCACTCAGCTTAACGAGTCGGCATTCAACCAGGCGGTGCAATTGCAGGCGGCTGATTTGGCACGGCAGCAGGCAGCGGCTGCTGCTAACCAAGCAACGGGTTTGCAGGGTGCGCAGTTTAGGCTGGCGGCTGGCGGCCAATTGGGCAACCTTGGCGCACAGCAGCAAGCCCTGCGCCTTAGCGGCGCACAGGCCGCGATGGGTGCAGGCGGTGCGCGTCAAGCGTTTGAGCAGCAGCAGCTTGATGCACTGCGCAATGTTGATCTTCAGCGTCTGGGCATTGCTCAGTCGGCACTCAGTGCGCAGCCTGCCAACTTGGGCGGCACTGTATCAACGCCATACAGCCAAAACTTAGGCGCTGGTGCTTTGGGTGGTGCTTTGGCCGGCTCTCAATTGGCGGGGCTTACAGGCGGCGCACTCAGCAGCGGCGCAGGCGCAGGACTTGGCGCATTGCTCAGTCTGTTTTAAGGAATAAAAATGGCAACCCAATTCGACTACTCAAACATCGGCAGCATATTTGGCGGTGGCGGCACGCCATCAGGGCTTGATGCGCTGCTTACCGAAGACCAGCGCAAGCTGATGGGTCGCAATGCCGCGCTGTCAGCGGCGGCTGCATTGCTGCAAGCCGGTGGCCGTAGCCCACAGCGCATCGGCTTGGGGCAAGCCCTTGGCTCTGCCCTGCAAGCGGGTCAGCAGGGCTACCAGCAGGCCCGCGCTGGGTCTCTGCAAGACATGCTACTGGCTCAGAAGCTGGAAGAGGCGAAACGGGCCGAGGCATTGAGGCAGCAAATCGCAGATGTGATGACTACTGCGCCACAGCCACTGAACACGGCTCAGGCCGCATTGGCTG